GCTTGTTCTCCATTGTTACGCGCTGCACCGCGCCTGAATTTGGGGTGAGCGAATCCCTCGCCGGGTGGCGATAAATCAAGTGGTTTCGCTTTAGTAAATGCCCTGATAAGGGGGCATTTATTGAAACGGGCGGCTGCCACCGCCGGTTAGTTCTCCACACAACACAAAAGAGCACCTGCGGCTGCAACCGCCCGGATGGATTGGGGAATGAGCCCGTCATCCGGTGATGCTCTTGTGTGTTGCGTAAAAAGTGCGGCGCCTTCGCGGAAAATAAGAAAAGCTCAGACGCCGCCAACCACTACCACGCTTGTTGCTTTTAAGATCTCTTTTAATCGTCCCTTTCTCTAAACCAAATCAGAACTAGGAATTTTGTTATTTCCCAAACATCACCAGTGACCTAGCCTTTGGACTCGCTCTTAATATAAGGACTTAACATGTCACAAAAGGACGATATTCCTGTCTTTCCTGTCACTGGTTGGCAAGCTAAGCCACTACCCGGTTACGATGCGCTGGCAATGAAATTCGAGTTTATAACTTCCGTTATGCAACCAGTTGATTCAGCTACGGAAACACAATTCTTTGCTCTTACTCCTGAGATGGCCGAAAGCCTCATTTCAGATCTTCAAAAGCATATTGAGAATTTGAGAAAGCCTGAGGTGAGCAGCCCCTTTAAGAGCAGGCACTGACTTGAGCACCCCTGCTATATCATGCTCATCAAAGCGTCAGTGGTTCTTGGCGCTTAAGTAGCTCTCATCTGCTCTGTGAATCCTCTTACTCTTAGCGAATAATCCGGTCGCATTAGCCACTGGTATTTACGTCATGGACAACATGCAGATACGCTGTCGATAATAAAAATCTAAAATAACTTAGATTAAAGGTCAAGCAGGATATCTAAATTTATTTAGTTTTCCTGAAGGGGAGGGAACTACTTACGTCGCATCATACGGCGGTGTTCAACAACAACGCCGATAATAGTGATCTTTTCTTTCGCGGAGTTACGTACTGCATAGTCTTCGTTCAGTGGAACTAATTCGAAGATCTCATAGCCATCGTCGTTAACTCCTCTTGCTCGGTATTTTTTGAAAGTGGCCTCATCACTACCGTTTTTGGCAACGACATAATCTCCCGGCCCGGGAGGAATTTCAGGATCAACGATTATTATGTCGCCTTCCACAAACTCGGGCTCCATCGATTTGCCCTTAACCCTAAGCGCAAATGTGGAATACGAGTGAAATTCAGACGTCAAAATATACTCCACCGTTCCGTCAAGGTTTCTTGCATCACATTCAGGGGACCATGCTCCCGCCTGGACATAGCTAATAATAGGGATCTGTAGCGCGTTAACAGGTGCGGGTCCTACATTCGCTTCTTCTTCAGTGCCATACAGGAGGAAACCTTCACTTACTCCGAAGTACTGGGCCAGTCTGGTGAGTGAAATCCCCCCAGGCATATTTAGATCCCTTTCCCAATATCCCACTGTAACGTCAGAGACACCAAGCGCTTTGCCAAGTTGGCCCTGAGTCAACTTTCGTTGCTTCCTTAACGTCCTTAAACGCGTACCTAATGTTCCCACGGTCTAAACCTTCGTTGATGAAACCTAAGTTATCTTAGTTTTTATTGACCTAAAAAAAATTAGATAATAATATCTAAATATTCTTAGGAGGACGTTATGACTACTACAGATCTTGAACATTATTTTGGTTCACCAAACAAAGCCGCAGAATTTTTTGGCGTATCACCCGAAGCGTTTTATCAGTGGCGCACTCGCCCAGGACAACTGATTCCAAAAGGCCGCGCAGCAGAAGCTGCAGCACGAACTAATGGGAAGCTCAAATTTGACGCTTCGCTTTATCAGAAAAGTAACGAAAGGGCGGCTTAGCCGTAACCACAGTAAGAAGGGGTTAACCGTGGATCAGAAGCACTGGCAAGTCGAAAAACAGCCCGCGTGGCTGGTGGCAGCCATCAAAAAAACTATCTCATGCCTGCCGGGTGGTTACGCCGAAGCGGCTGAATGGCTTGGTGTAACCGAGAACGCTTTGTTTAACCGGCTGCGCACTGACGGCGATCAGATTTTCCCGATGGGCTGGGCGATGGTTATCCAGCAGGCCAGCGGTACCAAGCACATCGCCGATGCGGTTTCACGTCATTCGAACAGCGTGAACGTACCGCTGGTGGAAATAGAGCAGGTTGATAACGCCGACATTAACGATCGCCTGATGGAGTCCATCGAGTGGATTGGCCGTCACTCTCAGTTCATACGCAAAGCAACTGAGGATGGGGTGATTGACCAGGCAGAACGGGAACAAATCGAAGAAAACAGCTATCAGGTCATGACGAAGTGGCAGGAGCATTTAACGTTGCTGTATCGCGTTTTCTGTACGCCAGAAAAGAGTGACGCCCGCGAGTGTGCAGCTCCGGGCGCCGTGGCGTGTCGTAATCAGTGGAGAACTAACGCATGAACAGTTTAACGGCTTATCGCCGCTTACCGCAACTGCGGATGATCCCGGTGCCGGGCGTTCCGTTGTTTCGGTATGAGCGCAGATTATCAAACCGCTGGGTTCCGTGTAACCACAGTCGGGCGGTCGCAATCGTGGGGGTCTACTACCGGAGGGCAAAAGCCTTATGCGAGAGCTTAACCGATGGTTCCGGGACCATTACGGCGTGCCCGTCAAAGTTATCCGCTGGGAGCCTGAAACCCGCCGCGTTATCTATCTGCGGGAAGGTTACGAGCATGGAGAGTGCTTCAGTCCGCTCGAGCAATTCCAGCGCAAGTTCAGGGAAATAGTCGATCATGAGCACTAAATTAAGCAGCTACGTGTGGGACGGCTGCGCGGCGTCGGGCATGAAGTTATCCAGTGTGGCCATCATGGCTCGCTTGGCTGATTTCAGCAGCGACGAAGGCGTTTGCTGGCCTTCGATAGAAACCATTGCGCGTCAGCTCGGCGCAGGGCCAAGCACTGTCCGTACGGCGATCGCGAAGCTGGAGAAAGACGGCTGGCTTTCACGTACTCAGCGCCGCCAGGGCAACCGCAACGCCTCCAATATTTACCAGCTTAATGTGGCAAAGCTTCAGGCGGCCGCATTGTCTCACCTGTCAGATTCTGACACGTCAAAATCTGACGCATCAAAATCTGACCCGTCAAAATTTGAGGTATCAGAATCCAGCAAAAACGGTGCTTTTGACCCGTCAGAATCTGGCGGGGATCCGTCAGTAAAATCAAAACATGATCCATCAGATAAAAAACTTTCCTGTCAGGTTGCTGAGCAACCCGACCCTGCAGTGGTAATCACTGACCAGGCAAAACAGGTTTTATCTCACCTGAACAAGACCACCGGATCCCGTTACCAGGTCTGCAAATCATCTCTGGAAAACATCCGTGCCCGCCTGGCGGATGGGTTTACACCTGAGGAACTGTTACTTGTCGTGGATTACAGCGTCGAGAAGTGGGGCTCTGACCTGAAAATGGCAGAGTACCTCCGCCCGTCAACGCTCTTCCTGCCGAGCAAGTTCCCGGGCTATCTGCAGTCGGCGAGTAAGTGGGATTCCGCCGGACGTCCGGCACGCGATACATGGGGCCAGCGCAGCAAACTTCCTGATTCAGCGGTGTTCCGTTCGAGTCACCAGGACGTGGCGTACACCATTCCGGAGGGGTTTCGCGGATGAGCATCGCATCGAAAGTTTTGCAGTATGTCATCGAAAACCCTGGCTGCAATTATCGCGAAATTGCCAAAGCCATGCCGGGAACCAACACCAGCACTATCAATCGCTGCCTTGGCCGTTTTTATGATGAAGGTAAGTTACTTCGGGATTTTCAGGAATCGACGCTGACTTATTACCCGTCTAACCAAACCCTGGCAGAAACGCTTTCAGGGGAAGATCTGCGGACACTGGCTGAACTTGAGGACTGTGCTCAGCAGCTGGAAGCGAAGGGGCTTTATTTCCGGGCTGCATCGGTCTGGCTCAAGGCCTTTGATATCGCGATCAGCTATACGGATCGGAGCCGTTATATCTCACGCCGTGCTGCCTGTCTTCGCAATGCGGGAAATTACAGGGCGCCGGAAGGGCAGTGTTATCTCGCTGGCCGTTATGTAGGGGAAGAATAATGCCAAATAAATACTGCCGTGAGCTTGCCGAACTGCGTAGCCAGCCGGTGCACGAATTGAAGGAAGTTGGCGATCAGTGGCGTACACCTGAAAACATTTTCTGGGGTATCAATTCGATGTTTGGCCCGCTGGTGCTGGACCTGTTCAGCGACGGAGAGAACAGCAAATGCGAGGCGTATTACACCGCCGAGGATAACGCCCTGACGCAGGACTGGCCAGAACGCCTGGCGGAACTTAACGGTGCCGCATTTGGGAATCCACCCTACAGCCGCGCCAGCCAACATGAAGAACATTACATCACCGGCATGCGTTACATCATGCAGCACGCCAGTGCGATGCGCGAGAAGGGTGGTCGTTATGTTTTCCTGATTAAGGCTGCTACCAGTGAGGTGTGGTGGCCGGAGGACGCCGATCACATCGCGTTTATTCGCGGGCGTATCGGTTTCGATCTGCCGACGTGGTTTGTACCGAAGGATGAAAAGCAGGTGCCGTCCGGCGCGTTCTTTGCCGGTGCTGTTGCTGTTTTCGATAAGAACTGGCGCGGCCCGGCTATGAGTTATGTCAGCCGCAAGTATCTGGAAGCTCGCGGCGATGCATTCCTGTCGCAGATCCACCGTGAAGCTGAGCGGCTCGCCGGGCTGTTAGCACCACAAAAAGAACCGCAAAATATTCCTGAAATTATTCCGGAAGCCGTCGGGCCTGTCGAAGATAACCCGCCATCTTCAGCTGAACCGGAAATCCCACTGACCAAAAAAGACATTATTGAGAAAAGCGGATTTAACTTCTGGGCGTGTGCATGTGCCGCGTTCGGCGACAAAGAAGAATACACGTTCTCCGAATCCCGCTTCGCGCATACCTGGGCAGCTGATTCAGTAGCAAATCCTGAATTTATCATCGTACCGACGGAAACGATCGGCAAAGCACTGGCTCTGATTAAAGAGAATGCCGATCAGCAGCAGGTTATCGCCTGGCTGGATCAGCAGAGTTTTGAACATGACGGCATCCGTAATGACATGCAGGACCGGCTGCTGATACTGGCATCAGAGGTTATTGCCGAATATGGCCTTACCGCAGCAGATATTACGCAGACCCTGGAATCCATTCCCAGCCATCACTGGCACAATATTCGCTCCCTGCGGATTCGCTTCCGGCAACTGATGGAAGCGCGAAAAGCGGAGGCATCAGCATGCTGAAACTGACAGTGCGGCAACAGGAAGTATTAGATCTGATTATCGATTACATCGCTGATCATGGATTCCCGCCAACCATTTATGAGCTGGCTGGCCTGATGGGCTGCCGTTCGCCGAATGCGGCTAATGATCACCTTCGTGCGCTGCAGCGTAAGGGTGCCATCACCATTCATCCGGGAGTATCCCGGGGTATCTCGGTTAACAGTCAGAGTGCAGAGGATGAGGCGGTTAATCTGGTTCGTTCGCTGCTTAATGGAGATGAGCATGCCAGGGAAAATGCCGTCGCCTTTCTCGAAATGCGAGGGGTTGAGCTATGAAGCTGACCCTGCCATTTCCGCCGAGCGTAAACACTTACTGGCGTGCCCCGAACAGAGGGCCGCTGGCTGGCCGCCACCTTATCAGCGCTGCCGGGCGTAAATATCAAAGTGACGCTTGTGCTGCCATCATCGAGCAATTGCGTCGTCTGCCGAAACCGTCAACCACACCCGCGGCGGTCGCAATAATCCTTTTCCCTCCGGATCAGCGCCGCCGTGATCTGGATAACTACAACAAAGCGCTGTTTGACGCGCTAACACATGCGGGCGTCTGGGAGGACGACAGCCAGGTAAAACGCATGCTGGTGGAGTGGGGGCCAGTGGTACCGAAGGGCAAAGTAGAAATCACGATCAGTTCATTTAACCCGGCGGGTGCAGCCGCCTGAACAGTGGAGAACAGCATGCAACAGTTAATGGTCATTGATGGTGTAACAGTGCGGCGCGACAGTCAGGGGCGGTATTGCCTGAACGATCTGCATCACGCAGCGGGTGGAGAGGAACGGCACAAACCGGGTAATTTTCTTCGGATGGAGTCAACACGGGAGCTTTGCGCGGAAATTGACCGTTGCTCAGATGTGAGCATCGGTTGTATTGAGTCGATTCGCGGTGGCGCAGCGCAAGGAACGTATGTTTCCCGCGAAGTGGTATTTGCATATGCCATGTGGATCAGCCCCGTATTTAACCTGAAGGTGATCCGCACGTTTGATGCGGCGGTAAATCAACCCCAGAAAATCAACCCCAGCCAGGCGGCTGACAAGATGCAGGCGGGCGTGATCCTGCTCGGCTTTATGCGCAAAGAGCTGAACCTGTCGAATTCCTCAGTGCTGGGCGCCTGCCAGAAGCTACAGGAAGCGGTCGGGCTGCCGAACCTGGCACCGCAGTATGCCATCGATGCGCCGGCAGATGCTCAGGACGGGAGCAGCAGGCCAACACAGTCTCTCAGCGCGTTGCTGAAAGCCAACAGCATTCGCCTGACCGCCAACCAGGTTTATCACCAGCTGGCAAAGCTGGGCATTGTTGAACAGAAAACGCGCCAGAGCCGATCCGGCGTTGGTGGTGTTAAAAAGTTCTGGTCACTGACGGCAAAGGGTTGCATGTACGGCAAGAACATCACCAGTCCGGCGAATCCTCGCGAAACACAGCCGCACTTCTTTGAATCCCGATCTGCAGAGTTGTTTCGTCTGCTGGATACCGTGCACTGAGGTGGCCGTGAGAGCGTTATTAAATCCTGTGATCATTAAAGAGTTCGGGCTGGTGGCGTTCCGACCCGGTCCTGAATTGCTGCCGCATTTCTGCCGTGGTCGCATCCTGCTGGAGAACGAACCGGATCGACTGGCTGACCTGCCGACAGGTGAAATAGCGGAGTGGACTGGCAACCCATTGCTGCCGGTTTTAAAGGATTACTTCCATATGGAAAGAAGTTACGTCCTCAATGTGATGACGATGAAGGGATTATGATTGATGGTTGTGTGGCTCAACTCAGAAAGTACAAGCCCGAAGAATATGAACTCGTTATCGCACACTTTGTAATTGGCATTTCATTGCGCGCCATTGCGAAAAAGAGAAAATGTTCCGATGGTACAATAAGAAAGCATTTACAGACTGCTGAAGGATTCATTGACGGTTGCTTAGCAATGATAGATAAAAAATTAAATATTTTATGAAGGCCCATATGGGCCTTTTTTAGGCTTTTCTTTTGGAGTTAGAGCGATATCTAACTTGTGTGAGCTCAGAGTTAAAATAATCCTCATCTAAGAAATCAAGTAATTCCTTGATGGATTTCTTATCGACAGGCATCAGAATTTTCATGGCCGCACCTGAACCAGAAGTATTAAGCTGAAAACTTAATTTTTGAGCTGCTGCTGCAATTTGTGGGACAGTGAGTTGATTAAGGATTCCGTTTTTATTGATGAGTGCTACTTTTTTTCTGATGACATTATCAGCTACAGCGTCTAAGTCAAAACCTTGTGGAACATCAAAGGCCGGTTCTAGGGTGAAATTATTTAAATCTGTTTTAGTTGCCAGCGCAAAGTACTTGTTCATGTTGAAAATACTTCGGAGATTCGTGAAGCTTCTAAACTTTATCTCTTTAGTGTTTACAACCGCAACTAATTTATCATCTAGATTAAAACCTAGCGCATCAGACATGCTGAATACATTATTGCTTAACCATAAATATTTCGCAGCTGACAATATTTGCTTTTTACTGAAGTTTTGAACAGCAATTTTTGTAGGGTTTTGTGGAAAGTCCGGAGCCATGAACAGAGCTGAAACAGAATCTAGTCCTACCGACTTATCCCATTTAGGAATAGCTGTGCTTCTATTGACAGCATCAATCAAAAGGTCTGCATCATCAAAGTTGCTTATTTTTTGACATTCGTTAGAGTCAGGTTTATAACCAGCTTCAAACGAAAGAATCTTATAGTGGTCAGTCTCAAAGTCGGTCAATTGTTTTTGAAATGAAGCTTTTATTTTTACATCAGTATTTTTGTCCGTTTCAATGCGATAAACTCTAATGGCAGACGTGTTATTCATTACTGCAAACAATGGCATTTTATCTCCTTATTACGTGTATGAACGTATAATCGGTAAGCTGAATTACTTCAAAAACTCTTCCCTGAACGTCTGTTATAACCTCTTTAGAGATTAAAACAAATCCTACACCAGTATCGTCTTCTGCTTCATAAAACTTGTAACCAAGCACAGACAGTAATGGGTTAAAATTGTAATTTTCCGAAAAACTAACATAGATAATTAATGAAGCATAAAAAAATACAGTGTATTGCCATTTCTCCGCTATAGAGTCAGTTCCTAATAGAGGAAATAAATAACTCAGAAAATAATTAGTTACTTCTTTATTGGCGGGGGTTATCGAATCTATGTTTTTATGTAAAGGTGTAACGTTTTTTATTCCATAAGATAAGAAAAAGACTAGCAATAAAAAGCTTATACTACATAAAGCAAGTGATGACCACATTAGCCAATCTTTAGATTTAATAAATCCAATAAAGAAAAGAGTGATACCCACTGGTGCGATTGAGCTGGCGGTGAGAAGAATTCTGGCTATCTTATTCATAGTAATCCCTTTTCTTACTGTATATGCGTACAGTATACCAGAATGTCTCCTTTCCGCTCCTTTTTCTTACTCTTATTTTTATATGATGTCATTAAATTTTTGCTCACGCGTACGCAAAAGATTCGGTAATGTGATAAGAGTGGTCACAAAGACACAACGCTTACACTTTCAGATCCCATTTAACCAAGGCTAAAAAAAGAAAAGGCACCCGCAGGTGCTTGTTAATCAGTTTCTGGCTAAAGCGGCCAAGACTGCAGAACTGATGCGAAAAGGGCCGCTTGAGGATTTGTGATCATGTCTGCAGAGTGACTAAATGTGAACCATGAGAGTTGAAATCATTAATGCGGGCACTACGATTAAAGAGCATTCTTTGACAGTCATAAAAATGAAAAAATGATGGCGAATCCCCCTGAGCGGAGGGGCATTACTGGATATCCTGTAATTGTTTCAGCATGCGAAGCGCTGCATCCAGTCAGCGTTTCACCGGGAGGCACCCGGCACCGTCGAGAAATGTTCTTCCTGATATGACCTGTTCGTCCGAGCAGGTCTTTTTTTGTCTGTAGATCCGGCGCAAAAGACTCATGCTCATTCCCAACAGGGCTCGGCTCCGCAATAACTGCGTCACGATATCCGCATTAAGGTTCACTTCGGTGGGCCTTTTTTATTCCCCCTGATCCCCAGAGCACTGACTGCAGGGGGCCAAATGTCCGATCCGATTTCCGGCACAGAATTAGCTGGTGGTGCCCTTACTGATGCGGGTATCTATGAAACTACGTCAAGTATGGGTTAAGGCTTGGCACTTGTTGCTTGATTAGGTTACTTAATCTTCTTATGTTGTAGGTTTACCAGCACAGCATAAGGATAAAAAGTATGAAGGATATCTTTGAGAGACGACGAACTCAGACCTTCACAGAAGAAGAATTAGATGAGTTCGATACGGATTTCTTAGTAAATCTGGATCAAAGTAAACTCTTAAAACGACAGGGAGTAGAATTGAGGGTAGTGCATGTGGATTGGGACGAATCCCGACATATTAAAGATCTTCCTCCAGGGGTAGAACCTGAATTCTATGATACGTATGTCGTGTTTGCGGATAAGTTAAATCCCTTCGCTGTCATCTTCACTCAGGATGATGACCATTCTAAATATTACAGGCTACGACGCCCCGAATCACTTGAAGAGTTAGATGAGTTGATATCTTACTGGGCTAATAATTAGGCCTGATAAGTAGAAAAATCGTTCTATAAGATATTAAATTTCAACCAAGGCTGCCTTTAGGCGGCCTTTTTTATTTCCCCTCATCTACTGAGAGGACTCACGGCAATAAGAGGGGGCTAAATGTCCGATCCGATTTCCGGCACTGGGTTGACCGGTGGTGCCCTTACGGGTGCCAGTGTCTATGGACTGCTGACCGGGACAGATTACGGTGTGGTGTTTGGCGCGTTTGCAGGGGCTGTATTCTACATCGCCACAGCCGCAGACCTGGGCGCGGCACGCCGAATGGCATATTTCGTTGTGTCCTATATCGCCGGTATTCTCTGTTCCGGCCTAGTGGGTTCGAAGCTGGCTAACTGGACTGGCTACAGCGATAAACCTCTGGACGCCATTGGTGCCGTCATCGTTTCTGCATTAGCCGTTAAAATCCTGACGTTCCTGAATAACCAGGATGTCGGCTCGCTGGTGGCGCTGATAACGCGCCGGGGAGGTTCTGGTGGTACTAAATGACCCGACAGCAACTATCAACGCGCTGCTCTGCGCCGGGGTAGTTATCACCCTGATGTTTTACCGTCGTGGTGATTCACGTCATCGCCCGTGGGTTTCCCGCCTGGCGTGGTTGATTACTGTCACGTACAGTGCGGTGCCGTTAGCCTATCTGTGCGGCATATATCCTCATTCATCGTGGGCCACCATTGGGGCCAACGTCATTTTCCTTTCCGTGCTGGTGGCCGTCAGAGGCAACGTTGCGCGGCTGGTCGATCATCTGAGGCAATAATGAACCAAACACAATTTCAGAAGGCGGCTGGTATAAGCGCCGGGCTAGCTGCGCGCTGGTATCCGCATATCGACGCAGCTATGAAAGAGTTCGGGATTACCGCGCCGCTCGATCAGGCCATGTTCATCGCACAGATAGGACATGAGTCCGGTGGCTTTACCCGGCTTGTGGAAAACCTGAACTATGCGGCAGACAGTCTGGTGTCAGTGTTCGGTAAGCATCGCATCACAGCGCAACAGGCCGCAGTCCTAGGGAGAACGGCCATGCAGCCAGCTAACCAGAAAGCGATCGCCAATCTGGTCTATGGCGGAGTGTGGGGCAAAAAGAACCTGGGCAATCAGGTGGCTGGTGACGGCTGGAAATACCGGGGCCGCGGTCTGAAGCAGATCACAGGCCTGAGCAACTACCGTAACTGCGGGCAGGCGCTGAAGCTGGATCTGGTAACCCACCCCGAGCTGCTGGAGCAGGATGCCTATGCCGCGCGGTCAGCAGCATGGTTTTACCAGTCACACGGCTGTCTGCTTTATTCGGGCAACGTTGAGCGCATCACGCTGATCATCAATGGCGGCCGCAATGGTCTGGATATGCGGCGCATTCTGTTCAACCTGGCAAAATCCGTGCTGATGTGAGGTCGCAATGGGTATCGAAATGATTATCGGGCTGGCTGCAGCGGTGATCGCTACTATCGTTGGCGCATTTGGATTAGGCCATTCACGCGGCACCAGCAAAGCGGAAGCAAAAGCTGATCAGAAGCGCACCGAAGATAACGCCGCGGCAACGGTCGCAGCAGCAGAACGCAGGGTAGAAGCAACGAAAGAGGCCAGCAATGTACAGCAGACTGTTAACCATATGCCTGATGGCGATGTTGATCGCGAGTTGCGCGCAAAATGGACCCGCAAGGATCGAGGTGCTCGACATCGGCTGTGACTGGGTTACGCCAATCTACTTGACTGAACATGACATCGAGCTTATGGAGTTGCAAACAAAAAGAGATATATTGATTCACAATCAAAAGGTTTTTGATATCTGCTTAAAAAAGCAAGCCAGATAAGTTGCAAATGAAAATAGCAAAAATATATAATAAAAACAGATAGTTACGTGCTGTTTTATCAGTTCGGCCTGTTGAATGTTTGTTTGAAGGTTCTACAAATAATGTTATAGTTACTCATTGTTTATTAAAAATTAGTGTTTATTGAAGTAGGCCTTATTAATAAATGCTTTTACGCAATACTATAGGTATTCATTATGTCATCACTGAGTAAATTAACACTAGCATTAGATAAATTATCTAAGTTCAGGGCTGATAGTTTTGATTTAGTTAAAGGTTATATTGGTTTCGTTATGCCAATGGTGTCTAAGGCACAAGAACTCAAAACGAAAGAGCAAAATGGCACTATATCCGATGAAGAAAAAGTTCTAATTAAGTTTTATGATTCCCATTTTGACGAATTTAAAAAAGCGCTAGAGCAAGTTTCTCAATATAATAACTCAATATCTGATAACTACATAAAAGCTATTGATTTGCTTGGTGATGTTAAGGAGAGCATCAATAATGCAGATAGATAATGTTGCAGATATGTCAAAGCTGCTTGAAAGCCTTAAAAACCAAGTGGATAAGACGGAGGATGCTGCCGATGATGCAGAGGGTAAGGCTAACACAAACTCTAAAAATGAAGGTGAAACACGGAGTGCGCTTACTATAAGCTTCTTAGGCGGTTTTTTCGCATTAATTGCACTTAGTGGCTTATTTGTGCTTTGGTATAATAATAGCGTTGTGTCTTGGGTTATACATTTGAAAGAGGCAGGAGTTCCAGATGCTTCCAATTATTTGAAACCTTTGGAGCTAGAAAAGGTATTGTCAGTAATTATTGGAGCGTTGGGTACTTCACTCGGCTTTATCATAGGCTATTATTTTAAAGAGAAAAACAAATAGTCTCCTGCTAATTTTAAGTGCTTAAATTATTAAAAGCAGTTTTTTTGTTCCAGATAGAGTTAATTCAAACGCAATCTTCATAAATAGATAAGCCTTGTTGTCCCGAGGTTTATCTATATGCCTCGTACGCACTTCAAAGAGAGTCTTTCTGTCGTGAGCCACTGGCTGAAGCTGGTGGCTCTTTTATTGGAGTGAATATGGCATCCAGTTCACCCTGGCACCGTCTCTATAACACCAAACAGTGGTACCGGCTCCGTTATCACCAGCTTCATAAGCAACCACTCTGCGAGTTTCATCTCAGGCGAAATCAGGTGATATCCGCAACTGTTGTTGATCACATCAAACCACATAAGGGTGATGAGACCCTCTTCCATGACCCCGAAAATTTGCAAAGTTTATGCAAGCGCTGCCACGACTCAGTGAAGCAACGCATGGAGAAGGGAGGAACGGTCACTGAGTTCGACAATGAAGGCCGTGTTATCTGGTAACAGGAGCAACGTATGAAAGATTTAAAGATTGAATACCGCGACGGCAAGCTGACAGAACTGAGCATCGACGGTATTAGCTTCGATACTCTCACTGGAATCTCCTTTAGCCACACGGTGGGCGAGACGCTGCCGACTGTCAGCCTGACCTTACCGCTCGGTATCGGCGAACGACTGGTGCCCGCCAGCCTGTCCCAAGAAAATCTGCACATGATTGAAAAGTGAGATTCATTCTCACTTCGATGATGTGATGGCAGGGGGGAAGGGTAAAACTCTGGCGGCAAAATATTAAAGACCGCGCTCCCCCGTTTCTTTTTAAAAACGTCCAGAAAAAAAGGAAAAATGATGGCTCAGCGAGGCAGAAAATCACTGGCCGCGACGTCGGCTGTCTCGCTTCCGGTTCTGGCTGAAAGCAGGCTGCAGCCGTCGCTGCACCTCAGTGAACTGGGTGAACGTGCCGCGCAGTTCGACCACGTCGTTTGA